CTGCCTAGATCACGACTGCGCTGGGTGCCCGTGCCACGTCACGGACCCCGACGGATTAGAAACACCCGACTGCTTGGCGGAAGGGGGAGAAGATAAGGAGGAAACTATGTGCGACTTGTTTTCCTGGGTAAAGGACTCTAACGGGAAGATATGGTTCAACCGCGATGAGGACATCGAGATAGCGGGTATGGACTTCGATGACGGTATCGGTCACTCAGCCATTGAGAAAATATGGAAAGTAACCGGCGAGCACGTCGAGGGAGTCTTAAGGGTTCCCAGCGAGATAGCGGCGGCAGTGAACCGTGGCGAGTGTGGCAAGATGATTCGAAGCGCCAGATGGGCCGGTATGAGGTACACGAAGGCGGGCAACATAAATGTGCCGTGGTGGCCCAAGAAAACCATCGAGGCCGCAAAAAAGCTCGCGTATTTCGATAATCACGCCGACCCACTGCCCGAATGGAAAGTGCTCGATACACGGGCCGCCGCACGGGCCGCCGCAGGGGACGCCGCATGGGCCGCCGCACGGGCCGCCGCACGGGCCGCCGCAGGGGACGCCGCAGGGAACGCCGCAGGGGCCGCCGCACGGGCCGCCGCACGGGCCGCCGCACGGGACGCCGCAGGGGACGCCGCAGGGGCCGCCGCACGGGCCGCCGCAGGGGACGCCGCATGGGCCGCCGCAGGGGACGCCGCAGGGGCCGCCGCAGGGGACGCCGCACGGGCCGCCGCAGGGGCCGCCGCATGGGCCGCCGCAGGGGCCGCCGCAGGGGACGCCGCAGGGGCCGCCGCACGGGCCGCCGCAGGGGCCGCCGCACGGGCCGCCGCAGGGGCCGCCGCAGGGGACGCCGCACGGGCCGCCGCAGGGGCCGCCGCACTATTAGCCCGGTGCGAACTCGCTTTTACCGAAGACAAGACAAACTCCCACCTTTTGCATGCCCGGAAGCGGTGGGAGGTCTACGAGCGTGGGTATGGGCTTATGTGCGACGTAGAAGGAATTTTCTACGTCTACCGGAAACCGTAATAGGGAGGTGATCCATCTACCGCCGGGCAGGTCCCGGCCGGTCGCGGCGTGATGCTCGCCGCCTGATGAGGCCCATAGCAAGGCGAAACCGAGAAGGAGGCAACCCATGGGAACCAATAATCTGCCGGCCGTTATATCGTCAGCCGCCCAGGCTCAAGGACTCACGCTCACCGATGTCAACCTCATCATGCCGACGGAAACATTCGGCGCCGTTCTGGGGCAGTTCGACAAGATCACAATCGAAACCGTCCGCGTAAATACGCAGGATGCGCGCGAGGTCTATGAGCCCGGCGGAAAAGGGAAAGGCTTCGCCCTGGGGAAGGTGCCGCTCCAGTCCATCGCTTCAGCTCTCTCTATCCAGTGGCACCCTCAGTATACCGGCATAGTCGAGAGCTCGGCCCGAAGGAGCCGAGCCAAAGCCGTCGGCATTATGCGAAAGCCGAACGGGGAGACGATCACTCAGACTGAGGAAAAAACGATCGACCTCGACGTCGAGGAGGAAGACCTCCGCGAGAAAGAGGAGAAGAACGCGCAGGGCGGAAGGGTCAAGGAATGGGTGGACAACCGGCCCGTCAAGGTCCCATGGAAAGACGAGGCCGAGCGCCTGGAATACATCGAGCGCGAGGTAAAGAAGAGTATCAAACAGAAGCGTCGCTTCAAGGACGAACTCGCCATGACCGGCGCGAAGGACCGCGTTATCCGCGCTTTCCTCGCCCTCAAGTCCACCTATACCGCGGTAGAGCTTTCGAAACCGATCGCCTTTCCGCGTGTTACTACCGACACCTCGAAGATGCTCGCGGATCCCATGATGCGAGCCGCGGCTATCGGAATGATAGCTCCTGCGACGGCGATGCTGTACGGAAAGCAGCCGGAGACCTTCCCGGAAGTGGAGGCCCCGGTTACGGATGCCAGCCCAGAGGTAGAATTAGAACGCGAAGACCCACCGATGCGTCCGGCCGAGGGGCAGCGCACTACAACTGCGGGTCTCGCCGCTCAGGCAGCGGCCTCGGAAGACCTGGACGCGGCCTTTGCCGTTGACGCGGATGTTGAACCAATACCCACCTCTCTATCCGAGACCGATCAGCTTGTCCAGGCCCTCACCGACTACGTCGAAACGAACATGCTACCCGAAGCCGGCATGAAACTCATCCAAGAAGCGCTTGATCGAGGGGAGAGGAATATTGAAACACTCCGCGATCTCGTAGGTCGGGCGAAGAAGGCCTATGAGGCCGTGGAAGCAAAGCGCCGAGCCCTAGCCGCAGGAAAGACGGCATGAACATGCTCAGGGTTCGCTCTGGTCGCGTTCTCGATGAGGACGCGAAGTCCGCCGCCGTTGACGCGGCAATCCTGGACATCATGGCGAAGGCGAAGACCAGGCTCCGCGGAGAGCCGAGCCACGCTCTTGTCATCGTCGACCGAAGGAAAAACAAGACCGTCGTCATGGCGATGGTCGGGAGGGCTTCATGAGGTTTTGCCATATCGCGGACCTTCACTTTAGGAAGGAATTCTACAACCAGATTAAGGCGTCGATCGACACCATCATCTCCGAGCACGGGCGCGACCCATTCGACGTCATCGTGATCGCTGGCGACACCTGGGACGGACCGGTACAGAATACCGCGGGCTCAATGTTCGCGGCGTTCCTCGATCTCGTGAAGCGGCTCGCCGACTGCGCACCAGTGGCGATGATCTACGGGACACCGAGCCACGACGCCGAGGGGTCGCTCGAAGTCTTTGAGCAGATCGAGGCCGCGCACGGCATCACGATCTTGCGGCCGGGGAAGGCGTATTTCCTCAACCAATCTGGGTCCGGGGACTTCATCTACGACCACCAGTACCACCAAGGCCTCGGAGATGTGGCCCTCCTCCTCGGCGTTCCGGAGCCAAATAAAAAGTGGCTCCTCGCAGACGGAGGAGCCACGGGGAAGGACGCGACGGACGAAGCCGTACGCGAGGCTATGGGAGCGCTTTTCCTCGGACTTGGCGGAAAGAGAAAAGAGCACCCCGATCTTCCCTGTCTCCTGTTGTATCACGGCCAAGTCGTTGGCGCAAAGTCTAGCACTGGCTACACCGCGGGATCTGGAATCGCGGTCACGCGCGACCAGCTCGCCTACGTCGGAGCCGACTACTACGCCCTTGGCGATATCCATCTCCCGCAGCAGATCGGCGACCTCCCGGCGTACTATCCCGGGAAGATCTACACCGGGGACTGGAATGAGCAGGGATACGTGCCTGGCGCGAACGTCGTGGAGATCGGGCACCGCGACGGCGTAAAGGGCGAGTCCCCGCTTTTCGATGAGCCCGAGGGATTCAAGACCGAGATATCCCGCCTCGACTTCCCGCACCCGAAACGGACCAAGATAGATGCGAAAGCGTCAGACCCCATCCCGCTCGCGTCAGAGGGCCTGGTATGGCTCGAAATCACGGCGACAAAGGACGAAGCGGCCGACATCGATACCGACGAGCTCACCGCGCGCCTCATCGGGCACGGAGCCCTTTCTGGCTCTCAGGTTACGGTGAAGCAACTCCCGACCGAGACCGTACGCGCGGCCGAGATCGTGGAGAAGGAGGCGCTTGACGAGAAGGCCCAGGTCTGGGGCGATAACTCCGAAGTCGAGATCCCCGAAGGCGTGAAGCAGAAGGCGCGGGAACTCGAACGCGAGGCCAAGGCTCGCGGGTTCGGCGTCGTCACCGAGAAGCGATTCCGCAACGTCTCCACGTTCATCCGTGGCGCCTGGGGATTCTTCTACAACCAGAAGAAGGACGAGGTCTTCATCGAGTGGGAGAAGATGGGATCCGGGACCGTGGCCTATGTCGGGCCGAACGGTTTCGGAAAGACCACAAGCATCGACTTCTCGAAGCCGTGGCCGGTCCCGGTCTCGCGTCCTCCGAAGACCTTGGCAAAGCACTTCCGCCTCCGCGACTCCGTCATCGAGAATGAATACCTCGAAGAGGTCTCCGGCATCCGCTTTAAGTCCGTGATCAACATCGCCGCAACTCTAGCGACGCCGACGGCGGAATACTACCTCTACCAGGACACGGGCGCTGGATGGGAGCCGTATTCCGGGATCAATGGAAGGCTTGAGCCCTACGATTCCGCGGTCGCCGAGGTCTTCGGCTCGCTGCTCATGTACATGCGCACAGCCTTTGCCATGCAGACGCCGTCGAGCGACTACCCTGACGTTTCCAGGACCACAAGGGAGGAGCGGAAGGCGCTTGTCTCCGAGCTCGCGGGGAAGGACTTCTCCGACCTCCAGGAAGCGGCGAAGACGAACGCGGACGGGATTGAAGGCGAGATCGTGCGCGTCCAGGCCGTCATCGACGCCGCCGAGGATGTGGACGAGACCATTGCCAGACTCCAGGTCGAGGCCTCGTCAGCTCTCGGCCTCGCCGCGGACGGAGAGAAGGAGGCGTCCGCGATCGAGGAGCGAGGGCTGCGGCTCAAGGCTGAACGTGAGGCCGCGGGCCTTCGCGTGGCCGAGCTTGACCGAAGACAGCAGCGTAGGGCGCATATCGAGCGCGACATCTCCGAGCTCACGAATGAGATCGACGCCGCGATGTCGGACGTTGCCTCCTTTCGCGAAGCCGCGGCAGGTCGCGGCGATGCCGAGACCGAACTTAACAAGATCGAGACCCTGGAAGCAGAGCGCTCTCTCCTACGCAAAGAGAAGGCAGCGATCGACGACGCAAACCACGCCGAACTCATCTCCCATCAAAAGGTCATCGACGAACTCACCTCGAATCGTAGGACGGCGCAGTCCGCGCTCGATGCCGCCAGGAACAGGAAGGCGACGGCGGAGCGCGAGGCCGCGGTAGCACGGGCGCGTCTCGCGGCTCCTATCCAAGATCATTGCCCGACGTGCGCGCAACTCCTCCCTGAGGAAAAGAGAGCGCACCTGCAAGAGGAGAGGGCGAAGCTCGAAGCCGAAATCGCGCGTCTATCCTCGGCCGTTGAAGCAGCGCAGGAAGATGAGCGCTCTGCGGAGTCCATGCTCTCCAGCATCGTGACGCCAGACGCGCCGGTTCCTCTTCCTTTCGAAGGCTCAGACCGGCTGGCCGCGCTTGACCGCGAACTCGCTTTCGCCGATGCCGACGCCTATCGCGACATTATCCGACGCGCAGCCGGGGCTGAGGTGAGGATAGAAGGCGCGGAGAAAGCCGCCGCCGAGAAGAGAGAGCGTATCGCGAAACTCACCGATGAATCTTCAGGACTCACTACTGACGAGATTGAAGCCGAACGCTCGCGCCTGGTTGAAATCGAGCACCAGTACGAGGACGCGCGGCGCGAGTACACGGAGGCAACCAACGCCGTCGCCTCGGCACGAGCGAGCGCGGAGGCGGCACAGCGAGCGATCGCCGACGCCGAAAAACGCAAGGCCGCGCGCGTTGCGGCAGAGGCCGAACTCGGGAACAAGCGCGACGAACTCGCGGAGTGGCGGCTCCTGGAGCGCGCGATCCGCGGCGTGCGCGACCTCGAACTCGACGCCCTCGCTCCTTCGATCGCAGACATCGCGACAACACTACTTCAAAGCTCAGGATATCCGGGCCGATTCCGCATCGACACCACGAAGATCAGCGGCAAAGGCTCGAAGACGAAGCAGATTGAGGACTTCCTCATCTTCTACGAAGGCGAAGCCGGGGAGAAGGAAATCAGCGTGTGCAGTGGCGGCGAGATGGTGTGGATCCGCAAGGCTATATACGACGCCTTCGCCGTGATACGCGCCAAGAACGCGGGCATCAAGTGGACGACAGTCTTCCTTGATGAGACCGACGGCGCCCTGTTCCCCGCCGATCGCATGGCCTATTTCAGGATGCTGGAGGCCGCGCACGTATCCGCGGGCCGCTTCCAGACCGTGCTCATCACGCAATCGTCCGAGGTCGCGGCCATGGCGACGCAGACGCTGGACGTGACGAAGCTCGAATGCCGCCCAGCGGCGGAGGTAGCAGAGTGAGCGTAGCCACCATAGACCTCGTGCCCGTCACCATCCCCACGACTGACCCGCGCGATCGTTGCCCGAAGTGCGACGCCCAGCTTGGAGAGATCCACCTCAAGCATGTTGACGACCCCATGGATAAGGGCCGCCTCATCGGCTGGGAGTGCGGGGCCTGCGGTTACCGCGACATGATCCGCGAGACGTTCGCGGCAAGGAGGCGAAGGTGAGCGAAGAAATTGTTGAATACATGGTCCGAAAGGAAACAAGTCAGGCAAAAGAAATAATCGCCGGGTTATTCGGAAAAAGCCACGCGACGACGGAAAGGACGTGCGAGACCGCTCGCTGTGTCGTCTGCGGATGCGCCGGGAATAGTGAATGTGGCCATGAACCTCCGCCGGGAGATATGGGTTGCGCGCTTGATGACGCCTTGGTATGCCCATGTTGCAATGTGGCCGGGAAGCACTGCTCCGCCACAGAGCCCCTCCCCGCCGCTCAAGAAGCGGACGAGTTGAAGCCGTGCCCGTGCTGTGGAGGAGAAGCATACCTCCACGAGCATGCTGTAGTATGGGTGTCGATCGAGTGTAAGCAGTGTGGTTTACGCACAAAGCCGACCACCTTGATCCTAGATGGCCAGAGAAAAGAGCTTATTGCATCCTGGAACTGCCGCCCCTCCCGCCCCATAAGCGCCGAGGTGGAGAAGGCTACTCGCCATTCCATACACTGTATTGCGAGAATCGAAGGGCTTGCGAAGTCTGGCGATAAGTACGCCGATTACATAATCAATTACGCCCAAGAATGCCGCAAAGACATCGACCTCATCGTCGCCGCCCTCAAGGAGAAGGTATGAACCAGAAGGAGCAAATTGAACTATGGCAAGGTAGCCTAGGAAGTTTGTCAACCAGGCTCAAAAACGATCGCATTGCATACACATGGATTAAATCAATAATGGAAGGTATGCGGAATTATATATCCGCCCTCACCACCCCACAGCCGGAAGCGTCGGATAGGGAGATGGCCAAAGAAATACGAGATTTCGTATTGTCAGCAGAAGAAAGATACGAGCATGGAATAGGTTGCTTAGAATGCTGGTCAAAATATTATGAGGCAGAAATAGCGTCAAATATAGCCACCATCCGCGCGGACGAGCGACGGAAGGCGGACGCAGAGATAGCCATGCTCCGCGATGAACTCAAGCGCGCTAACGACACCCTGGCCGAGGTAGCGGCGCAGAGGAACCTGGCTACGGAATTCGCGGTTGAAGCGGCAGACAAGGTAATGGTCGAACTTGGCCACGGTCCAGAAAGGCGGAAGCGAATGGAAGCCGCCATCCTCGGCGAGGCCACGCCATGACCACCCTCACCCACGCCGTCTACGACACCACCAACGGCGGCGACCAGGTAGGTCCCGGCCACCCAGACGCCGCCACCGCCTTTGCTGCTGCGTCCGCGCTCGGTGGCGCTGCGATGGGCTACGTCGTAGATCTCGTGAGGTGGAAGCCGCCGAAAACTCCAACTCTCATCAGCCTGGCTACGAAAAACGACATATCAATTTCAGATATGTTGGACCGTCACCAGCCAGAGCCTGCACCAGATCCGAAGCCTGCGACGGCAGAGCCGGGGTTGTTTGATTAAATCTATTTCCAGGAGGGGAACGTGCCAAGCACTCCATACATGAAGTTGTACATAGGCGACTACCTCGGCGATACCTCGCATCTTTCGACCATTGAGCATGGCGCATATCTGTTATTGATCATGGCGTACTGGCAAAAAGGCGGTCCATTACGTAATACGGACGTATTACTTTCGAATATCGCCCGTACTACGCCCGAAGAATGGTCGTCATGTAAAGAAACGATCCTTGAATTCTTCGAGGATAGGAATGGATACCTATTTCACGGAAGGATTGATAAAGAACTACATAAAAGAGCAGACATTTCATCTAAATGCAAAGTTGCCATTGGGAAAAGATGGGAAAAACAGGATACGGACGTATTACCAACGAATAACGGACGTAATACCACTCCCATAGTCCATAGATCCATAGATCCAGATAAAGAGGAAGAGAAGAGCGCCGCTCCCGCGTCGCCGCCTTTTTCTCTCCAGGATGAACTCAACCCAAACCGGAAGGACATCGGCGCTCGCATCGAGATCGCGAGGAAGCGGTGCCTTGAGATCGGCGGACCCCTCTCCGCCTCTGCTCGTAAGCTCATCACGCACATGAGTCCCGACCGTGAGCCCGCGGTCTTCGCCACCTTCGCCACCTTCTCCGACGCCGAGATAGACCAAGCGCTCACGAACCTAGCCGCCATCGCTGCGGACTCAGTGAAGTACCGGCGCCCGACGTTCTCCCTGCTTGAGGGCTTCCTCGCCACTGGCGTCGAGCAGTTTGTGGACGCCGCGAACCCATTCCATGCCTACCGACTTCAGCCCCGCGCCCAGGCCCCGGTGAAGGCGTCGTCGGTTGAGGTACCGGATGCGGAGTCAACGCGGCGCAGCGTCGAAGCCGTGAGGTCGGAGGGCGGGAAAGGTGTCGACACGCTGGCGGAGCTCGAACGCTTCGTGGTGGAGCACCCGGAGAGCGAATTCGCACAGGCTAGACTTGCGCGGATAAAGGCAGCCGCAGGCGTCGTTAAGGCCGGGGACGGGTAGGTGTTTCACGTGAAACAACAGTTGCGGCGTAGAAACTTGACATAATACGCAGTAGTGGTTAATTATTAAGGCATCCATGGCGACAAAGAACGACGAGACAGGCAATGGCTGTAACGATATCCACCCGATCGCGCGGTATGCCAGTAAAACAGGCGCGGAACTGGTGAAGGGCTGACATGTGGGAAACTCTGGGACGATCAAGCCAGGCGAACGAAGGAACCCGCACGGCCGGCCGAAGAAGGGCAACGCCCTCACCGACCTATTCCGCGCCTATCTCAACAAGAAGGACCCAGAAAACCTTGTCGCTCGCAAAAAGCTTTTCATCGAGGAGCTTTACCGTCGTTCTGTTGGTGGCTGGGTTGCTGACCCTACTGACCCAAACCGTCGCGAGTATGTCCGAGGATCGGACGACCTATTCAAATACGCCATCAACCGACTTGACGGGCTACCAATCCAATCCCTTGAGCTTTCAGGTGAGAATGGCGGACCCATCGAAGTCGCCCTCACTCCTGACGAGCGTAGCGCTCGAATTCTCCAACTCCTGGAAAAGCTGCAACCAAATGGCGATCCAACTCGACCGCCTGAATAGCCGCGAGCAAGCGGAGCTCCTCGCCCTCCTGGAACAGCGGGATCGCGAGCGCGTGTCGCCTAAGCTTGAGGCCTTTAGGCAGCCGATGCGCATCAAGGGTGCACGTGGAGGGCGCGCGGCGGGTGCCAAGTCCCGTTCCATTTCGAGCTTATTGATTCAAGAAGCGAACTACGAGCGCAAGCACATCATCTGCGCGCGCGAGGTACAGAATACCCTTGAAGAGTCCGTGTGGAAGTTGATCAAGGAGCAGATCGAACGGCTCCGATATCCGGGCTGGGACATCAACTACAAGTACATCGACTGCCCTCGTACTCATAGCCATTTCATCTTCCGCGGCCTATCCGACCTTCGCGCGGAGAACACCAAATCCCTGGAAGACTTTGACATCGCGTGGCTCGCAGAGGCTCAGAATATAAGTGCTCACTCTCTCGACGTCCTATTCCCAACGATCCGCAAGCCAGGCTCTGAGATATGGTTTGACATGAATCCCGACCAGGAAGTCGACCCGATCATTGCACGGACGCACGGACGTGATGACTGCCTGTTGATAGACCTCGCCCCCGGCCCGATTGATAACCCGTGGTGGACGGCCGAGCTTGAGGTAGAACGAGCCGCCGACTTCGTGCGCGACCCCGAACTTGCCGAACACATTTGGAACGGCGCCCCTCGAGTTCAGGGTGAGCGCGCGATTATGTCCCGTGCCGCGATTCGCGCCGCAATGGAAAGGGTCGTCGCTCCGGGCGGAGTGGTGGAGCTGGGCATTGACGTTGCTCGTTTTGGGGACGACCGGTCGGTCATCTACAAGCGCGAGGGGATGAAGGCGACACTTGAAAAGGTATTCAACGGGGCGGACACGCAGCTTGTCGGGCGCTTCGCCTGGGACCTCATAGGACGCGACCCGACCATTGTGATCAAAATCGATGATGACGGCGTCGGCGGAGGAGTGACTGACAAGCTCAATGACTTGGGAGCGAACGTCATTCCTTGCCACAACGGCGGCGCAACGGCATACCCCAAGCTGTACACGTCGAGCGCGGACGACCAGTGGTTTACTTTTCCCCTCGACCGCACAGCAATTCCCGACGATCCCGAGCTCATGGCCGAGCTTTCCAGTCGCATGTACCGCTATACGACCGATGACAGGAGGAAGATCGAGAGCAAGGCAGACTTCAAGAAGCGTTATGGGCGATCGCCGGACAAGGCCGACGCGCTCCTGCTCTGCTTCTACACCCCGCAGCAGGGCGTCAAGTGGGGGTTCGTTTGATTATCAACGTACGCTCTCCGATCACGTTCGGCAAGAAAGCCCTGACCGAGATGCAGCATGGCGCCTTCAACTCATGGCTCGGCGCTCTGTTCGGCCGCGGACGCAAGGACTACTCGAAGCAGCTGGACGACCCC